CTCATCGACCGTAGCCGTGTATATCAGCCACGAACGGAATTTTGCGCCGTCGCTTTCAAGAACACGTTTCGGTTGTCCCGGCTTCGTGACGGCGTATCTGTTAGAATTTTTAAGGCATATCTGACTTTCGTCCTCCGTTATCGGGCGTACCCTGAATTCAAGTTTTAACTCGCCGTCGCGCCTGATTTGTATTTTACGATAGTTTTCTGTTTCGTTTTTCGTTTTGCCTAAATCAAGCAGCCCCGCCAGTATATCGCTCTCGCTCATTAATATTTCGTCCTGCGTCAAAGGCTTCTCATCAGCCGCTATTTCGTCGTCGTAGTTCTCAAAAGCAGTATTATTAATATTTTCACTCATCGCTTTCGTTCCCCTTTATTAAAAAATTTTTAAAATTATTATTCGTATGTGTTTCTGTAAATATCCGACTGAAGCCCCGAAATGCCTTTGAACATTTCGAGCATCTCCGGCGGTGCGTTGCACCTGAAGCTCCACGCCCGTTTGACAATCTCGCCCGGCGTGAGGTTCTGCAAGTCCACGCTGCCGTCCGGGACGCACCAGCGGTATAATATGCGCTGCGCCTGCCCGTCGCGGCGGCGCAGCTTGCCCTGAAAATCAAAGCCCGGAAAATATCCGCTCTGTACATCGCGTATAAATTCCTCCACCATCACATCGTCCCGTATAACGGCTTCCGTAAGCGACAGCGTCATATTATAGCCCGTGTTCACCGCAAACTCTAACGCGCTTCCCACAGGCTGATAGTCCGTGTTTTTCGGGTTCAGCTGCGCCGAGAACGTGTCGGCTTCTGCGAGAAATATATTAACCCCCGCCCTCGACGACACAAAAAGCTGACCGTCTTTGCCCGTTATAAGCTGCCGAACGTCAAGTATACTCTGGTCATTTAATCCGTTCATTCTAATCTATCCTCCTCTTTATACAATTAACAATTAATAATTAACAAATAACAATGAGAAGTACGGGTTACAGAAATAATTGTTATTTAATTAATTAAAATTGTTAATTGTTATCTGTTATTTATTAATTGTTGTTATCCGGCGCAAATCGGAATTGGAATTTGAAATAGCCTTTTTCGAACGCGTCTATGTCGTCCGCAAAAACTAAGAACCATGCGCTGTCGCCTTCAGGCAGATTCTCGGGGTCGTTCTCGATATGCGCCCCCGCTAATAATTTACGCTCCGCAACCATAGCGTTGCATACGCCGTTTCCTTTCTGTATAATAGTCATGCGTCCGTCCGGGTCGTTGTTGATGCGACCGACAAGCGGCTCAGTGATGTCGTTCAAACGCTGGAATAACTCGAACCTCACTTTCACGCGCTTGATTTTTTTCCAGCCTTCATCATCGTTTTCTACAGGACTGGTAAGGGTGTTTACGCCCGAATCTACCCAGACCTTGTTCCGGCTGCTTATACTGAACGTAAGCATACCGCTCTGTATAGCGCGTTCATACTGATTATTTGTGAGCGGCTCGGTAAGCTCCGCCGCATCCGTCAGGCGCGTTTCAAAATCTGCCGTCGTCGGCTTACCTGTAACGCCCATACAGAATTTGCCGCTCAGATATGCCCGGTTTAAGAACATCTGCATGAGAAGCTGCGTCGCCGCGTCGTCCGTGTCAATCGACAGAACGCTCCACCGGTGCGGCTCAAGCGCTTCAAACGCCGCCGAATACGCCGCCACGTTTATAACCGGGTCGCTCCCTCCCTCGATTTTCTCTTGGTCAACCGTTGCTATAGCTTCGGCGCTGTCCGTGATTTTCGTAAGGTTATAATACGCGCTGCCCCTTTTTCTGAACGCGGCTATAAGCGCGGTTATATTGTCTTCACCGTCAGCGTTCGCGAAGGTCAGCCGTTCAAGCTGCGCCGTCCCCTCAAGTATAAGCAGTTCGCTCACGGCGGGGTCGTTAAGCCACGTGTTCGCGCTCGTTACCGGGTCGGGCGTGGTGCTTGTCTGCTCGGGAAATTCAAGCAAATCAAACAGCATCGTTATCCCGAACACTTCCGGCGTCGAGTTCTGCAGTATAATCCTGTTGCCGTCAAACGCGAACGCGTTCGAACGGTTCCACACCGCGCATACCGTTGAGTTATCGCCGCCCGTGTAAAAAACGCCGCCCAAAAGTTCAAGCAGCCGCTTCTCGATTGCTTTGTCGGAGTCGTCCCCGTCCACCGCCGTGCATTCGTTAGTACACCATATATTGACAGATAAAAGCCCCGCCATTTTTCGCTCGGGGTCATACCTCATGTCAATATTATAATCGACCCGCGGATAACACGGCTTATCCCAGCTTTCGTCGCCGTCCTGCGGGCTTTTCTGATAAAAAAAGGCCGGCGTACCGTTATAGGTCGTCAGCATTCCCTTAATTTGCTCGTCGCCCGTGATTTGCTCGTATATAAGCCGTTCAATCATACGCTTTTTCCCCTCTCTACGGACTATCCGGCGCGTTATTCTCGTAGCCTATATTTATAAAATCGCTCGTGTACCATATTTCCCACACGCCGATTGCCGCGTCAGCCGCGAGAATAGTGAGATAACTCGTCGCGTTGTTTTGGGTGTTGCAATATAAAATCTGCATCTCCCTGTCGTTTACCCGCGTTACAAAGCCGTTTCTATAACTCGTGTCGCCCGCGCGTTTAACACGGACGCAGTCCCCGCGCTTGATTTCGGCAAGGTCAAACAGCTTTGCCGTCGCGTCTATTATAAGCGCCATTAAAAGCCTCCTGTTTCTGTAATAAAATTATTAAATTATTATTTTACAAAGGGTTTCTTATAAATTTCTTTAATTTTCGGCATAGCCGCGTCGATGATTTTCTGCTTGTACGGTCGCGCCGCCATGCGTTTCGTTTCGTTCTCTAATATCTCGCCTAACAGATGACTGCCTACTTTGAGCTTGCTTTCAATCGCCGCCGAAGCCTTGAAGTGAACGCCGCTCTTTTCGACGCGGACATGAGTTCCCCACGACAGCCGGAACATTCCCGTGCGGACAGCGGGGCTTTCGCCCGGCGCGGACGCAGTATAACGCTGTTTAGTGTGCGGCACTCTGTATCGCTTGCCCGAACGCTGCCCCCGCAGTACGACAAGCGAAGCGTTACGCAGTTCGTTACTCGCTCGGTATGTCCGCGCCGATACTTCCTGCTGTACGCCTTTGAGCGTCACCGCTATCGTTTTCCCGATAACGCTTGAAGCGTTGCCCCACGCTTTCCCGCAGCTCATTATACATCGCTCCTTTCGTCGCAGTAATAAATCGTCCAATGGTTTATATCGCCTATATTATAAGGCGCGGTCTGGACGAAATATTTTTGATTCCCGCGCTCGAAATAATCGCCCGGCTTAATCTCAAACGCCGGAACGCCTTTTTGTATGATTTTGTGCGTGATAGGGTGCGAAAGCTGCCGCCACCGTTCGATTTCCTCCGGCTTTGCCGCCGCAAGGATTGCCCGCACCGCGCCGATTTTTTCGCTCGCATTACGCATAACCCGCCCGCCGTCCGTTTTAGTTGGAGCGGCTCGGAACACGTCAAAATCGCGCTGTTCCTGCCCGGGCATTAGCATAATATTTCCTGTAAACATAATTTTTTCTCCTCAAAAAATATTCTCTTGACAAGTGTGTATTTTATGTGTATAATATTGTTAGGAGGTGGTCAAAATAAAACGAAGAGATTTAATAAAAAGGTTAAAATCAGCAGGTTATAAATCGGTGAGAAACGACGGTAAACATGAAATTTTTTCAAATGGCAGTCACTCCGAACCTGTTCCTCGCCACCGGGAAATAAATGAAATAACAGCAAAAGAAATATTAAAAAGAACAAATGCTTAGGAGGATTTAATCATGGAAATATTTGCTTACCCCGTTATTTTCACCCCTGTTGAAAACGGTGGATATGACGCGTTTGTCCCCGATTTCCCACTCAATACACAAGGCAAGAATATGGCTGAAGCCATTTGTATGGCACGTGATGCCATTGAAGCAATGGGTGTATATTACCAAGACGAAAATAAAATTATTCCCAAACCATCGTTGCCCGGCGCAGTAAAAATTGACGGTGATAAAATCTTATCTTTTATTGACGTAGATTTTGATAATTATCGGCGCAAATATGATAATCGCACCGTGCGACGCAATGTTACATTGCCGAGTTGGCTTGATGACCGAGCCGCCAAAGCAGGTATTAATGTTTCCGGTGTTTTACAAAAAGCCCTCAAAAAAGAGTTAAATATTAACAGCCTTCCCGATTGAAAAATTTGTTTTTATGCTGTTTTTGCAGCAAATTTCTCTTATAATATTTATAGTAGACTGATATATAGCCGTAGTATACGGAACTCTTTTAATATTGTTTTATTCAAAATTTTCACCGACTTTCTTATTGTAAAAGATATAATCTAATAAAAATAAAAAGCAAAGGATAAATATATATGTATATAATAGG